CACACATTGAGGGTTTATTACAATCCGGTTTTTCCTTCCGGCGTGGTTTAGCACACACTGTGCGCCCAGTTTTCCGACAGATTGACATGTCGTAACACAACCTAGGCATTAACCTGAGTTGTGTATTGAGTGTTGATACCCCCTTGATATCCTACTAGTTTATAGTAGAGACACAGGGTACCAGCATACGTGGTACCAGTAGCGGCAGCAAAAGTCCAGGCATTATAACCTGCGACAGCAGCCTCAAATTCACTAAAGAAAGTGACAGTTGATGTACTTAACGCAACAGCATAAAAAGTATAACCGTCAACTAACGCAATAGCCGTTTCGACAGCATTAGTTGAATTTGTACCCGCAGTAGCACCAGCTGCAGCTGTACCACCATAACCAACCTTAAACCAAGTGGCGGCCGTATTAGGGGTAGTAAATGTAGAATTAGTAGCGTCTATAAAAACTTTATAAACTCTACCTAAAACAAACACTGCAGCGGTGATAGTAGTACCACCGATAAAAGCAGTACCACTAGTTGCGTTTGAAACTGCATTAGTACCAGTCGCTCCACTAGTTACAAAAGTGTAAGCTAGGGAGGCAGGATTCCATAACGCGGAAGATGTTGGAATTACTCCTAATCTAGGTGTCATGGATAATGTGTTAAAACTAATATCATAATCTATAATAAGATAACCCGTAGATGAAGACGTTGAGCTCTTTGTAAAAAGGAACAAATCACCAGCTGCTTGAGCTTCTTGATCTTGGGCCATACCGTAATCACAAGTCAACCAAGACGTCTTAGGAACCACTTCTATGGAATGGTTAGTCCATTGTGGACCTATTACCGACATACTGTCGGACAGGACGTAAGGCAAGAACGTTCCATCAGTCCAATTTAACTGTGGAGAATTCGTACTCTTCTGGTAATAAAATACAATATCACCAGTTTGGTTAGTTGTAGTCGCAGTAATAAAATGAAAAACCAATTTATTTATCTTAAACTTATTATACATATTGACAAAATTACGGAGAATTGTAGTAGGTAAACAAGCTGGAGTGATGGGCATTCCGCCCCCACATGTCCAGTTAGTCGCCGTTCCATTCCCAAGTGATGCCAACACATAATCACGGCCAATAACGCGCACCCCACCAGCCGTTTGAAGGACTTGGGTCTGAGCTCCTCGTAAAGAGTTGCCAATAGCAACCGGTGCTGTGTTAATGGTCGAGACGGGACCAAAACCTCCCGCCGGGGGCCCAAGTCTTGCTTGTGCTCTCGGCTGCATGGTTTTAGCCCGATTTTGTTTTTGCGAAACAGACCTTTTAGGTTTGTTAGCATTGCGCTTAGATTTCTTAACCATAATGAAAGATTAACAAAAATTAGAAATATTAGTGTTTCTACGCCGTTTATATTTAATTCGCCTAGTATCAGTAGAATATGGATTCCACTGAAATGCTGGAGTTGAATTAAAGTCAGAAGTCTCTTGAACTGGATTTACCGGTTTAGTGACTTGTGGTTTAACCGAATTTGTAGTGTCTATTTCAGATCCACGAAATTTCGGGTTATAAGTCGTTTGATTAATTTGATTCTCACCTTTTGAAGATGGGTATCGGTTATTCAAATAACTTTGCAAAGATAATCCTGAAAGTGCACCGTAGGCACCTAGAGCAATTAAACCTGCCGTTTTCCTGTATGTACGATTACCGTGAAGAACAGCAACCGCGTATGCAGAAGATGTGTAATCCTTCCCGAAAACTGTTTCGTAGAAGGCTAAATCCGCTTTTTCAAAAAGCGTAAGATCTCCGTTAGCTAAAGCGTAAGCGGAGTCGTGTTGTTGACAAGCTAAATCTAACTCGTCGACTGGTAATCTAGATCCTTTTGCAGTACTAGATTGTATTCTACCGTCGGAATAATAAAGACCGCAGTAGTTTCGTGTAAAATCCGTTTTGGATTTTAATTTACTATTATTTTTCCCTACCTAACCTACCTAATGTGGGAGAAACAGCCTAAAAAGCGCTTTCGCACCCCTTAGACTTATACCTCCAATAAGAATTAGATTTGAATAATGAAACATCAACCAATTCTGGATGGTGTTCCATCAACCATCGAAACATGTTCTCAAATATTTTATATCGAGACATGTCCCAGCAGTAATTCATCATATGCGACACCAAAGCAGCACCCAAAAACTCCGGAGCCGTTGTCCGAAGATTATAAATGTGTTTAGTAAAACGCACAGGCCGATATCGAATCAAACCTTCATGCGTCCAGAATTCACTCTCACCAAAGGCGAGAGTGTTCTTATCGTCAGTATGATAAAATTCATTGGAAAAGAACTCAGATCCCTCCATAGAATTATGTATTTTATGGTCGGTAATCTTGACTCCTAACTGTGAATATTCAAATATACAACGCTCCACATCAAAACCGTCAGGAATTGACTGAAGCACATCATCCCCTCCGCAGAAAATATTCATTTCCGGGGAGAGGATCTGCGCATCAGACAGTCCCATTCTTATGGAGACTAGTAAATGCAAAATCAATTGACTAACAGAGTTAGCAAAGTAAGTAAGAACCCACCCACTCTTCATGATACCATCGGCATCAACTTGATACCGACTACCATTAGAACAGCGATATACGGAATCGACATTAACTTCGTCGATCGCCTTGACAACGTCCATCTTATACTGCTCGAACATTTCGTCCGTCATGTCAGGATGGCGCACCACAAGCTTCAATATAATCCGCTTGAGTATGTCAAATACATATCCAAACATGTTAAAATCCCAATTTGATTTATCGGTTTCCATCACACGTTTAGATAGCCGTCTCCAAAGGTTCTCAACGTCCCCAGGAACCTGTGGACTAAAGAAAACGATTGGACTATTGCGCCAATTAACTACTCCAACAGACGTTAGCTCTTTAAACAACGCCTGGTGTTTCACCATCTTATGCAATGGCATCGCAGTGATGATACGTAACATGCGTTCACTTATCTTCTTCTTCTTATGGGGCTCGCCCTTAAGAAAAACTTTTAGATCAAATGGATTATCCCATTCCGCTTTTACGATATCAATCAAACCTTCAACCCCATACTCACGTATGGCATCCGCATTTCGCGGAAGACCATCTGAGCTATAAGGGTATCCAGCGCTCCTACTTCCCTTAACTAAAGTTGACTCTATAATACGCCGGATTGCTTCCCGCGAATTATAATCGGCGTCAGGACTAAACTTGTTATGTTGTAGCATAACTTCGGCTAATCCCAAAACACGCTCGATCTCCTTCTCCGTTGGAGGAGCCACTATCGTACCCATCCTATCCTCGAACATGGCCAAGTGCTTAACTAGAGAGAGCTCTTCGGCTCCTTTCGTAATCTCAAACTCACCATACGAATCGGGAACAAATCCTCGTTTGATTAACTCCGGGCCATGAGCCGCGAGCATCTCTACAGAGAGCTCGTGCACGCGCGGATAAGATCCAGTATGAACTGGAGCTTTGTTCTCGATCTTTCGAAAAATATTCGGGTTCAACCCCAAATCAAGGACAACATCAGGGGCCGCGCGTTCCATATTAAGTTTTGGCTTCTTCTTTGAGAGTTTAGCCAACTCCTTATTACGGGTCGTACGACGTCCCTTATCATCATAATACGGATCATCCCCATAAGGATCCTGCATTTCGCTAGGTATTTCACCTTCCTCATCGGAATAATCTGCATCCTGATAATAATCATTATTTTTGTCTTCATAACGGTGCAATTGAGACTGATAGTAATCTTCATTTAGATAAATCACCTGCCCATCGCGCCCCATAAAGACATGATCGCCATCCTCGTTTTCAATTCGACCCTCTTTTCCTCCTAACCAAACGACATCTTCTCGCTCAGTAAAGATAAGATCAGAGGTTTCTTCATTGGTGTACTGCATCGCGTGTAAAATGGACTCAATACGTATCGCTTCATTTCTGTCGCCTTGCGCGGCATAATGAAGACCCACCATATTAGTTCCACTAAATACGGGACCACCACTAAAGCCTTTGTTAGTACTCGCCGTGTGCCATAGAATGTGGCGACCACTGTCACGAAGCGTCTTACCGACCGCACTTACTAACATGCTATTTTCCAATCCAACCGTGCTAATTTGTTGATTGTACATGGACGGTTTACCCAGTGGAACCTTAGTAATTCCAACTGAGACCCAAAAGTCAGCAGTCTTTCGGATCGCAAACACATCCAAGTTTCTAAAATCAACACTTAGATCCAAGTTAAACTCCTCAATAGTCAGATCTTTAATCTTCTTATTGTTGAGCATCACTTGTACACCGTGCTTAAAGGGCACGATCGCCGGTTTCCTGGTACCTGAAAAGATGGTATTAGCAACATGAGCAGCTGTCACGAGATAATCATGAACACGCACACCCATACCGACCAAATTAATAACACCCACATCGCTATATGTAACTATAGCAAAAACCCCAGGCTTAAATGCACTTTCGTGCAGGACACTACCAGGCATCGCCATTTCCATCACTACAGGCGTATCCTTCGGGGCTCCAGGCAATTGAAAGCTTTTACTCCCGCATCGTATGTTGTACAAATGGGTCCCGTCCGATTTACGAACAGTCGACTCAACGAAACCCATTTCAATAGAGGCTCTGGGCACACGTATCGAAGTTAGGGTTGGGGTACAGCACCAATGTGCGAAACGGTTTAGTCCTCGACCTAAACCACGGAGTGCGTACGGAAGGCCGCTAAGGACAACAACCATAAACACAAGCACCAAGATAGCCAATAACTCAGGATCAACCTCTTTCAGGTATATTTCAAATGAATCAAGGAAATCAAGAACGCTTCCGGCAATTGAAGTTACAAATTCAATCGCTAATAAAATGGCTTGACCACAAAATAACGAGAACTTTGTGAACCAATTTATGTAAACTCTTCCAATTTTAGGGAATAATCCCTCATCCTCGCTAGCAGCGTCTGTTGCATTAAATTGTTGTAACACAACAAGCAACTTAAACAAGGAAAGGCAATTCCATTTTAAACGGAAGCTCTCAATGAACTTATCAACTACACGTACTAACGGCCCCTCTGTCGAAATTTCAAGTGACATAACGGGCGGCTCTTCGGTGATTCCATATTGAATGGCGTCGATATCAATTCCTTGCTTAACCAATATACCCAAACTTGGATAACATTGGAGACGTAGCATGTTTCTAGATAGCATATATTGGAAATTATACATCATCGAGAAGTCGTCATCAATCAGTTCTGGTCGCACCATATATTGGTGAAACCAAATCATCTTAGTCAACATCACATTATTACCCCACCCTGCTAGAAGAAATCTTTCTTTCAAAGTGCCTCTATCAAAGTACAATTGGTTAAAATATGCCGGAGAACGCGACAACCATACATCCAAATACGCTAGATCACCAACCAAGTCACGTTGTCGTGTCAATTGAGTACACAACGATTCGAAACTATAAGCACTTGAATATTTGCAGATATAAGATTTAATCTTGTTAAGCAACGGCAAATTTTCAAAGACGCGATGAGCAAGCTTTCGCTTGGTCAGCCTGTCCAACGCGACACGAACGTTTCGATCAAACGCCGACTTGGCGAGAGATGACCACTCCCCATGGAGACCAGCGAGGCCCATTGGGAAGATTGACCCGGCATCATCCGGGTCTTCATGTGTAAACCCGCAACACTTCCTTGGCCTGCGTACATCTAGTAGCAAGTCAACTTCATAATCAAAGGTATAACTCATTTGGTGAAACATAATAATAATAGATTCAGGCTTATTTAAT